GAAAGACCTAAAGAAATAGAATAAAGGAGAATAAATATGGCATATATGAGAAAGTCTAAAAAAGTTTTAAAAAAGAAAAGACCAAGCGGAGCAAAGGGTCTTAATAGCAAGGTTAAGAAAAAGCGACCAAAAGGTTATTAATTGGCCAACGTTAACTTAAATAATGTGTCTAAAATGGAAGAAGAACTACTATTAGCTCACAAAGATTTAATAGCATTTGGTAAGCTATTTTTACCAGATGACTTTATGCGGAGTGAGACACCTTTCTTTCATTATGAAGTGGTAGATGCTCTTTCAAATAACGATGTAAGACAATTAGCTGTAATACTACCCAGAGGACATGGAAAGACAGTATTAACTAAGTGCAATATAATGCATGATTTCTGTTTTAGTAAGAATGACCCTTTATTTTATGGCTGGGTTGCTGCATCAAGTAAGATTTCAGTACCTAATTTAGATTATATTAAGTATCATTTGGAGTATAACGATAAAATAAGGTATTATTTCGGAGATTTAAAAGGAAGGAAATGGACAGAAGATGATATCGAGCTCACTAATGGCTGTAAACTTATTAGTAAAAGTAATTTGTCTGGTATTCGTGGTGGTGCTAAGCTACATAAGCGTTATGATCTTATTGTACTTGACGACTTTGAGGACGAGAATAATACGGTTACGCCAGAATCAAGGGCAAAAATTTCAAATCTGGTTACAGCGGTTGTTTTCCCAGCTCTTGAACCGAAAACAGGAAGATTAAGAATAAATGGAACGCCTGTTCATTATGATGCTTTTATACAAAAGATTTTAACTGGATATGAATTATCCAAGAAGCAAAAAGAAGATTATAGCTGGAGAGTTATAACTTATAAAGCTTTACAAGAAGACGGAACTCCTTTATGGCCTTCGTGGTTTGGTCATAAGGAGATGGAAAGAAAAAAGAAATTTTATCAAGACTCTGGTACTCCTCAAAAGTTTTATCAAGAGTATATGATGGAGGTTCAAAGTGAAGAAGATTCGATATTTAATAGAGACCATATTAAATACTGGGATGGAAAATTTATTAATGATACGGAAGAAGGTCTTTCCTATGTGTTACCTGACGGAGACGACCAGAAACCGTGTAATATTTTTGTCGGTGTGGACCCAGCTACTGACTCGGCTAGGAGGAATTCTGACTATAGTGTTCTTATTGCAGTCGCTGTTACCCCAGACAATAATATTTATGTGTTGGATTATATTAGGGATAGGACACTTCCTGTCATGGGTATTCCTGGAACTGATCAAAAGGGGATTGTAGATCATATATTTCAATGGGCTAAGTTCTATAATCCTGTGTTATTTACTATTGAAGATACCTCTATGAGTAAGCCAGTTTTTCAGGCTATCAGAGCTGAAATGAGAAGAAGGAATGAATTTATAGTTCCTTTTAAAGAGGAGAAACCTGGAAATAGAATGAGTAAAAGAGATAGGATACAGGAAATAATGGCTCAAAGATTTGCAGTAGGTCAGGTTCATATAAAGAAAAATCAATATGAGCTTCATAGAGAGATAATGACATTTGGACCAAGAATGGCTCATGATGATACTATAGATGCTTTAGCATATGCTTGTAAGTACGCTCACCCACCACAAGGTATGCATGAAGGAAAAAGTGGGTGGTATAAAAAGAAACCAAAAGCAAGAAGCTGGGTAACAGCATAAGGGGAAGTATGGCAATTAAACTTTGGGAAACAGCTGAAAGAGATATAATGAATTGGATAGGAGAAACTGATGAACCTATAATAAAAGAAGATTATGGCTTTGATTATGATGGTACAATGCCTCTAACCCTTGATAAATTTCCAATAATTCAAGATTTGTATGAAGAGGGTAAAGGTTCTAATATAATGACAGCGTACGATACAGATGATTTAGATAACCCCACAAAGTGGATACTATATCCTACTATGGTGGAAGGTAAACCATTAGATAATAAAGGAGTAGATAGTTTGTTAAATGCTAATGAGCATTTTGGTATATACGATTCATATGATAAAATGAAAACAGCTGATGATAACATACATTCCTACTTTGAAAATTTATCTAAAATGAATGATAAAGAATATGATTTAAAATCAGGACCTGATATTAAAGGAGGTAAATAATGGGCAAGACTGTTAGAAAAGTAAAATATAGTAAAAAATCTAAACCTAAAGGTATTAAAAAAATTAAAAAACGTGTTAAAAAAGTAAACAAATATAGTTACTAAAATAGGAGAATAAATGGCAAGAAAAAAAAGAGCTGATGAAGTAAGGAGATTATATCATTTAGCTAATAATTGGACAAGAAAACAATGGGAAAGAACTAATCAAAAAGGTTATGAATTTGCTCATGACGAACAATTGTCTATGGATGAAAAAGAAGCTTTAAATGAACAAGGCATGCCTACTTTTGTTATCAATAGAATATTGCCAGTAGTAGAGATGTTAAACTTCTATGCAACATCTAATAATCCTAAATGGCAAGCAGTTGGTATGGACGGAAGTGACACAGATGTTGCTGCTGTTATATCAGACTTAACTGATTATGTATGGGGTAATTCAAATGGTAGTACTTTATATAATAATGCTATTAATGATGCAGTTACAAAAGGGGTTGGATATATACTGGTATCTGTAGATAAAGATGCTGATAATGGAATGGGAGAAGTAGTTTTACAGCAGCCTGAACCTTTTGATGTTTATGTAGACCCTAAGTCAAGGGATATGTTATTTAAAGATGCATCTTATATTATGATTAGAAAAGTATTGCCTAAAAATCATTTAATTAAATTATTTCCTGAAAGTGCTAGAAAAATTAAAAATGCAAGTAGTGATGAACAAATGCAAAACTCTACGTCTATAAGAGCTGTAGGGGACGATGATCAAAGGTTGTTTGCTTTTAATGATGCAACAGAAGGGGCAACCGAGTCAGCGAATGCAGATGGGACTACAGATGTTTTATGTGAATTCTTTGAAGTATATGAAAAAATAAAAATGCCTTACATTAACTTATTTTTTAGAGTTCCTCCTTCAAAAGAAGTATTGACTGAATTAAAGAAACAATGTGATATACAGGTAGCAGAAATTACTGAAGAACTTACTGTTCAGTTCAAAGAACAACAAAGAAAAATGATGGTAGCTCTTGAAAATGGTGAAATGCTTGAAGAAAGATTTAATTTAGAATTAAAAAAAGCTACTAAAATGATGCAAGATCAGATTGCTGCTTATGAAAGAGAATGCATGAGTAAGTTACAAGAGGAAGCTTCAAAGGTAGAGAATAGAATTATATCTGAAAAAGAATATCAATTATTACTAAAAGATGAAGATATGGTTAATAATATTATATCAGCTGTTAAATTCCATAGTTCAAGAATAAAACAAACATGTATAGCTGGTGATTCTTTATTGTATGAAAAAGTTTTACCAGATACAGTTCAAGATTATCCTATTATCCCTCTTCATTATAAATGGACTGGAACTCCTTTCCCTATAAGTGCAGTAGCTCCATTGATTGGTAAGCAACAAGAAATAAATAAAGCTCATCAAATAATGGTTCATAATGCTTCTTTAGGAAGTAGTTTGAGATGGATGTATGAAGAAGGAAGTATTGATGCAGAATTATGGGAAAAATATTCATCAAGTCCAGGAGCATTATTGCCTATTAGACCAGGTGTAGAAAGACCAAGTCCAGTAATGCCTGCTCCTTTATCTTCTGCATTCTTTCAAATAGTTAATGAAGGAAAAGCAGATATGGAATATTTAGCTGGTATTTATAGCTCTATGATGGGAGATGCAGGAAAAGGCTCTGAAACATATAGAGGTATGTTAGCTATGGATGAATATGGAACAAGAAGAATAAAACAATGGATGTCTGGTTCTATAGAACCTGCATTAAAAAACTTAGGTCAAGTTATACTTCAGTTCTGTCAATCTGTATATACAGCACAAAAAAGATTTAGAATATTACAGCCTAATGCTATACAAGAAGGAAAAACACAGGAAATTAACATTCCAATTTATAATGATATGGGAGAAGCTATAGGTAAATCTATGGATATCTCATCTATTAAATTTGATGTTAGAATAGTAGCTGGGTCTACATTACCTGTTAATAGATGGGCTTATTTAGAAGAATTAAAATCTTTAATGCAAATGGGAGTTGTAGATGATATAGCTGTCTTAGCTGAAACTGATATTAAAAATAAAGAAAAAATTGTTCAAAGAAAATCTTTGTATAGTCAATTACAAGGTCAAATTGAACAATTAAGTGAAGCTATGAAAGATAAAGAAGGAACAATAGAAACACTTCAAAGACAATTAGTTCAAGCTGGTATTAAAGGTAAAGTAAAAGATGCTGAAATAGATATTGTTAAGAAGAGAGAAGCTATTAAAGGAGGAATGAGTAAAGAGCTTCTTCAGACTGAAGCTAAACATAAATTACTTCAAAATGTAATGAATGTTCAGGCTCAAGATGTAAACAATAAAGCTAATCAACAATTAAAAAATCAGCAGCAAGATTTCGATATGAAGAAAAAAGAATTTGAAATCGAAAAAAAGAATTTGGATAATTCCAAAGAAAATGAATAACTTACGCTAACAAAATAAGGAGGGATATATGTCAGAATCCCCTAATGAAGTACAAAGTAACCCTGTAATTGGAATGAAAGGTGATAGTTTCGAAGAAGCTGCATCTAGTACAGATACAGGCTCTAATGACTTCTTTAATTCACTTGAAAACCAAGTAAACGGAGGTATTCAAGACACTGAGGCAACCCCGAGTCAACAAAAGAATCCAATACAAGGATCTACAAAAAGTGACAAAGGCTCCAATAACGTGGCACAAGCATCTCAATCACCTGACAGCGGTAATTGGGAAAAGCGCTACAAAGATAGTAGCAGAGAAGCTGTTAAGTGGAGAGATAGATACAAAGAGGTTGAACAATTTGTACCTGTTCTCGAAGCTATGAAAGAAGATAGCGGATTAGTAGAACATGTTAGAGAATATCTAGTAAATGGTGGACAACCTGCTAAATCTATTCAAGAAAAATTAAATCTTGATGAAGATTTTATCTTTGATCAACAAGAAGCTGTAACTGACCCTGATTCAGACAGTGCTAAACTAATGAATGCGCATGTAGAGAAAATAGTTCAAAGTAGAGTTCAAGAAATGACTGCAGCAGAAAAGAAAAGAGCTGCAGAAATACAGAGAGCTAAAAATCTACAAGAACAGGAAAATGAGTTTAAGGCAAAGAATAATATGACTGATGAGGCGTTTGATGAATTTAAAGCGAAAGCTAAAACTCATACAATGACTCTAGATGATATTAATTATGTTTTAAATAAAGACCAGACAGCTGCAAATGTTGCTCAAAGTACTAAAAAGGATATGTTAAATCAAATGAAAAATGTTCAAAATATGCCTACATCTGCTAGTGGAGCGAATAGCCAAGGAACTTCTAAAACTGAAGATAGAGAAGTTTTTGAAAGT